TCAATCGCGTCTCAGCTGGGGTAAGCGAGACATCTTGGCGGGTTGATAAGCTATAGTGATCAAGAACTGAGAATACTTGAACCAATTCTCTAGAATCCCTTCACCATATATCAAAATTTTATCTTCTATAGGGAAGTACAAGTTTACCACTTCATTTCTGCAAGTATCCAAGAAGGCGTAGGTTATCTCTTCTAAGGATTGCAGTGATTCGTACAGAGTGCCAAAATCATAAAATGGTGAATAAACTTGGTATTTATTATAACTATCATTTATTACAAATGACTTTTTATAATGAAATCCACCTAAACACAACAGTTTACAAGTTTTTTCATAAATAATCATAACTCCTACAAATATTCTCATCTTTGTTGTGCAAAGTTCCTCTGTAGGATGTATTTGATTTTCACTCTCGGATAATTGCTTGAGTCTTGCGTTGATTTCTACCCAACATTTGTGTAAATCAATAACAAATTGCTCATTAATATCTAATTGTTGAGAATCATCAGGCGTAGATTGTGGGTATGCTTTTCTATATAGTTCTTGTGGATGTTTTATAAAATGTTGGTAGATTGCTTCAGCTTGAGCTTCCTGAACCGGGTAGTAGCTGCCTATTCTTTTTCCTTCGATTTTTTTATATAAATCAAGATGAAATTTTATGTGGTTGTAATATAAATCTACCCTGTTTTTCCTTTCTGCCTCTGAGATCTGTTTTTCTGTTTGTTTGGTTCTGTGTAGGTTGTTTACTATTGAAACTAAAGGTACTGCAGATGCAAGGATGAGTAATGGTAATTTCGAGATATCTAAAAATCTCTCATAACCGTGACTTGTAAGACTAAAAGAGTGTATTTTATCTATCCAGACAAAAGAACCAAAGTAAAGGCTGGTGAATAAAGGTAGGCCTATTGCAGCCCAGAACAAGGGTTGTTGGAACAGGCTTCTATGATCGAGAACATAAAGTCGATATTTTATAAATAAGAATATAAAACCTAATAAAACGGATAGGTACATAAATGTGCTAATGCTTTTTTCCATTATCAGTATCCCAACATAGCCAGTGGATTTTTTGTTACAGCATCTTCTAAATGATCTGGCGAAAAATGAGCATAAACCATCGTCATTTTTATATCAGAGTGACCAAGAATATCGCGTAGTACCAATATGTTTCCGCCATTCATCATGAAGTGACTGGCGAATGTATGGCGCAACACGTGTGTGCACTGGCCTTCAGGCAGGTCTATACCGGCTCGTTTTACTGCGCGCTCAAAAGCTTTTCTGCAGGGCGTGAATAGTTTCCCTCTGTTTTTGGGGAGTTCTTCATATAGCTCCTGAGATATCGGTACGGTTCGGTTTTTCTTGCCTTTAGTTTTGGTGTAGGTGATCCGGTATTTTGATAATTGATGGCCCTGCAGGTTTTCGGCTTCACTCCATCTCGCGCCGGTGGCCAGACATATTTTTGCAACCGTCAGCAGACTAGAGCTTTGAGAATCAGCACAGGCATCCAGCAGACGTTTAATTTCTTCCGGGGTCAGGAACGCCAATTCACTCTCAGCAATTTTAAATGTTGGCAGCCCGGCAAGCGGGTTGGGGGCTGACCAGTGGCCCAGCTTTTTCAGTGTACCAAAAACAGATGATAGATTGCGCTGTTCAAGGTTTACCGTGCGGGGCTTAACGGGCGACATAAGCGTGCCATCTTCATTTCGTACTTCACCTTTTAACCGTGCTTCGCGGTATTTCGTAAAGTCACCGGCTGTCAGTTCTGAAGCGATGGGATCGCCTAGACCATTACAGATAATACTAAGTTTCGCCATGAGGCGCTTGGGGTCTGTGAGTGTTTGACCATACAGGGAATACCACAGCTCAATTAATTCTGATAAATGTCGCCGATCTTCCTTTTCCCCCAGCCATGGTTTTTTGTTCACTTCTTCCATTGTGAAGCTTTCAAATGCAATAGCTTCGCCTTTGGTAGCAAATTGCTTACGCACGCGCTTACCATTGCGTCCATTGGGATAGCACTCACACAACCATTTTCCGTTCGGCTGTTTTCTGATGGTCATAAGTTAGAGGTTCTTGATTACTTTGACTGCACGTCCTACGACTTCCACATCATCTACAGAACATTCAAATGAAGTGTCATCTTGGTTAACTACTATTTTGTTTCCAGGTATGCGCGCAATTTTGACGATGTTTTTCATACCGTCGATGTCTATGAGCCAAATTCCGTTACTAAGCTGTTTTGTTGATGTATCAACAATGTAATTGCCGTCGTTAGCTTTGACGTACAAACAATATTCGGCTTTTCCGGGTATCAAAGTCTGATCAAGGAAAACATCCCCCATCTCTTCGAGCGTTCCGTTCTTAATGGTTGCCTGCCTTACTGATGGGATAACTATCTTTGAAAGGGGGCGAACTGTAGGTGAACTCTCGTTTTTGAACTTATTTTTTTCTTCTGTTTGAGGATACATTTCCCCTTGGCCCGTTGTCAGCCAAAGAAGAGAAATACCTGTTTCAAGGGCACATTGAATAACCCAGTCAGCAGGGAAGCTATCACGTAACATCCTGTTTGCCATGGTGCTTTTTGATGCTTCGAGGTGTTCAACCAACGCTATCTGAGTGTTGAAACCATAGGCTGTCATCAGCCTTTTGATGGTCTCTCTCCCTCCCGTATTTGCACCTGTACTAATCTTCAAGATGAACTCTCCATTTGACAATCCAATAACGAGATCGTATTTTTGTATTTAACTTCTAATATGAGAGTTTAGAAGTTGGGGTTAAACATCATAAAACGAGCTTAAACCAAGAGATACTGCACTATGAGCACAGATATTTCAATTCGTGTACCAAAAGAGATGGCTACGCCTGCTGAATTCGCTGAATGGGAAGGGATTTCCCGCGGGTCTGTTTACCAAAAAATTCACCATGGTCAACTCGCTAAGTACATGGTCAAGAAAGAAAAAAACAAAGGCCGCGTAAGCCTGCGTTATCTGATGTACAAAACTGATCAGGTCCGTGAATCCCTCGGTCATTCCAACTTCCGCGTCATTGTTGGTAAGTAATTTCAATTATGGGAACTTTCTAAGGGAGCACCATGTTTGATTACAAGATTTCCAAACATCCGCATTTTGATGAAGCCTGTAGAGCTTTTGCACTACGTCACAATATGGCGAAGCTAGCAGAACTCGCGGGAATGAACGTCCAGACGCTGCGTAACAAGCTGAACCCGGAACAACCGCATCAGCTCACTGCACGAGATATCTGGCTACTTACCGATCTGACTGAAGATTCAACGCTGGTAGATGGTTTTCTGGCACAGATTCATTGTCTGCCATGTGTTCCGATTAATGAGGTGGCAAAAGAGAAACTACCGCATTACGTCATGAGTGCAACTGCAGAGATAGGGCGTGTCGCGGCTGGTGCGGTTTCTGGCGATGTAAAAACCAGTGCAGGCCGTCGTGATGCGATCAGCAGCATTAACTCTGTTACACGACTGATGGCGCTGGCTGCTGTTTCATTGCAGGCCCGTTTACAGGCTAATCCTGCGATGGCAAGTGCAGTTGATACCGTAACTGGTCTCGGTGCTTCATTCGGGTTGCTGTGAGGTGCTTATGCTGACGAAAGAACCATCATTTGCATCGCTGCTGGTAAAGCAAAGCCCGGCAATGCACTACGGTCACGGCTGGATCATGGGTGAGGATGGAAAACGCTGGCATCCATGTCATTCACAAGACGAATTGCTGTCTGAATTGACCACGAGGAAACAGAGAAAGTCAAAATGTATGCAGCGGAAGGTGAAGTGGTTTATCAGTTTCGTTACAGAGGGGAGAGTTATTCAGTACCTGAAGATGATTTGCTCTGTTGTTATCCGTCGTTGTCGGGCGATGGCAGTTACTTTTTCACGCTAAAGGATGGGACGTTTTTACGGGGAGAGCAGGTTAAAGAGACGATACGAAAAAATGTATCTCCTCTTGAACGTTACCGTAATAACAAACAACGATAGTTGCGTTTTGGGGATATGAATTATGGCAATTAATTGCACTGCGGCGACTGTCCCATTAAGCCCTGGTGAACGCCTGAATGGACTTAATCACATTGCGGAGTTAAGGGCGAAAGTTTTTGGCCTGAATATTGAGTCAGAGCTTGAGCGGTTTATTAAAGATATGCGTGATTCACGGGATATTAATAGCGAACAAAATAAACGGGCACTGGCTGCCATATTCTTTATGGCAAAAATTCCAGCTGAACGTCATAGCATCAGCATTAATGAGCTGACCACTGACGAAAAGCGGGAGTTGATTAAAGCAATGAATCATTTTCGTGCAGTGGTGAGCTTATTTCCCAGACGGCTAACCATGCCGAATTAACCAACTAATGAAATTAATGGCGTAAACCCGCCAGGCATCCCTTTATCTAAATTCAGGAGAATTGATTATGCGTAATATTGAAACCCTCACGACCAAAACCGGACCGGATGACGCAGGGCTTAATATTTTACTGACAGAGGCTCGTCTGGAAGAACGCCGGGCAAGGGCTGAAGCAATGGCAGCTCGCCTTGATAGTCTGGCGTGTCATATTACATCCCGCCAGCTAAACCACGTCGAAGCGGCAGAACTGCTGCGTGTGACTGCTGAAGCAATCCAGAACGAAGCGCAGGAGATCCACTAATGGCTGATGCAATGGATCTCGTACAGCAGCGCGTTGAAGAAGAACGCCAGCGCCACATCCGTGCTGCCCGTGCCAAAACACCGGGCGTGTCTCGCGTGCTTTGCATTGAGTGTGAAGCGCCAATTCCGCCAGCACGCCGCCGCGCCATTCCGGGAGTGCAGCTTTGCATTACCTGTCAGGAAATCGCAGAGCTGAAAGGTAAACATTACAACGGAGGTGCTGTATGAGCACCATCCTGAAATGGGCGGGTAATAAAACCGCCATTATGTCCGAACTGAAAAAACACCTTCCTGCTGGCCCGCGACTGGTTGAACCTTTCGCGGGTTCTTGTGCTGTGATGATGGAGACGGATTACCCCAGCTATTTGGTTGCGGATATTAATCCTGATTTAATCAACCTCTATAAAAAGGTTGCCGCTGATTGTGAATCGTTTATATCTCGCGCCAGAGTTTTATTTGAGATCGCAAACAGGGAGGTGGCTTATTACAACATAAGGCAGGAGTTTAATTACTCCACTGAAATTACTGATTTCATGAAAGCGGTATATTTCCTGTATCTCAATCGTCACGGTTACCGTGGTTTATGTCGCTATAACAAGAGCGGGCATTTCAACATTCCCTACGGTAATTATAAAAATCCGTATTTCCCTGAAAAAGAAATTCGTGCATTTGCAGAAAAAGCCCAGCGGGCAACATTTATCTGCGCCAGCTTCGATGAAACGCTGGCAATGTTGCACGCGGGAGATGTGGTGTATTGCGATCCGCCGTATGACGGTACGTTTTCCGGCTATCACACTGATGGTTTCACTGAAGATGACCAGTATCACCTGGCATCCGTTCTTGAACATCGGTCATCAGAAGGACATCCGGTCATTGTTTCTAACAGTGACACATCCCTGATCCGTTCGCTGTATCGCAATTTTACTCACCACTATATCAAGGTAAAACGCAGCATCGGTGTGGCAGCTGGCGAGGGTAAATCAGCAACAGAAATCATTGCTGTTTCCGGGCCGTGCTGCTGGATGGGATTTGATTATTCGCGTGGCGTGGATAGTTCTGCCGTGTACGGAGTACGTGCATGACTCATGCCGATATGAACAACTGCTGCGGCTTTAACGAGGCTGCCGCAGCATTCTCATGGAACAGCCCGAAAAAGGCCATTAACCCTTATCTGGACCCGGCGGAAGTTGCGCCGGTTTCTACGCTTTCAAACCTGATCACTCTGTACGCTGCCGATAACGAGCAGGAACAGTTGCGCCGCGAGGCACTGAGTGATCAGGTCTGGGAGCGTTATTTCTTTAATGAATCACGTGATCCTGTCCAGCGCGAAATGGAGCAGGATAAGCTCATTAGCCGGGCAAAGCTGGCGCATGAGCAGCAGCGTTTTAATTCAGACATGGTCATTCTGGCGGACGTCAACGCCCAGCCTTCCCATATCAGCAAGCCGCTGATGCAACGTATTGAATACTTCAGCAGCCTGGGCAGGCCAAAGGCTTATTCCCGCTATTTACGTGAGACGATTAAGCCATGTCTGGAACGACTGGAGCATGTACGCGACAGTCAGCTATCTGCATCTTTTCGCTTTATGGCAAGCCATGAAGGGCTGGACGGCCTGCTGATCCTGCCTGAAATGAGTCAGGATCAGGTGAAACGCCTGTCCACCCTGGTAGCTGCGCATATGAGTATGTGCCTTGATGCAGCTTGTGGTGATTTGTATGCCACCGATGACGTTAAGCCAGAAGAAATCCGCAAGACATGGGAAAAGGTGGCAGCGGAAACCCTGCGTCTGGATGTCATCCCACCTGCGTTTGAGCAACTCCGTCGGAAAAGAAACCGCCGTAAACCCGTGCCCTATGAACTCATTCCGGGTTCGCTGGCGCGTATGTTGTGCGCCGACTGGTGGTATCGGAAATTATGGAAGATGCGTTGCGAATGGCGGGAAGAGCAGTTGCGCGCTGTTTGCCTGGTCAGCAAAAAAGCATCTCCTTATGTCAGCTATGAAGCCGTGATGCATAAACGTGAGCAGCGCCGTAAGTCGCTGGAGTTTTTCCGTTCTCATGAACTGGTGAACGAAGACGGCGACACGCTGGACATGGAGGATGTGGTAAACGCCAGCAGCAGCAACCCTGCGCATCGCCGCAATGAGATGATGGCCTGTGTTAAAGGTCTGGAGCTTATCGCGGAAATGCGCGGTGACTGCGCCGTTTTCTACACTATCACCTGTCCGTCGCGTTTCCATTCCACGCTAAATAACGGCAGACCAAACCCGACCTGGACAAACGCGACGGTAAGACAAAGCAGCGATTATCTGGTCGGCATGTTTGCTGCATTTCGTAAGGCGATGCACAAAGCCGGGTTGCGCTGGTATGGCGTGCGGGTGGCTGAGCCGCATCATGATGGCACAGTTCACTGGCACCTGTTGTGTTTCATGCGCAAAAAAGACCGCCGTGCCATCACTGCATTACTGCGTAAGTTTGCCATCCGTGAAGACCGCGAGGAGCTGGGCAATAACACTGGGCCGCGCTTTAAGTCTGAGTTGATTAACCCGCGCAAAGGAACGCCGACAAGCTACATCGCGAAATATATCAGTAAGAACATTGACGGTCGTGGTCTGGCTGGCGAGATCAGCAAGGAAACGGGTAAATCTCTGCGTGATAACGCTGAATACGTGAATGCCTGGGCGTCTTTGCATCGTGTTCAGCAATTCCGCTTCTTTGGCATTCCGGGGCGTCAGGCTTACCGTGAACTGCGATTGTTGGCTGGTCAGGCGGCAAGGCAACAGGGGGACAAAAATGCAGGTGCGCCGGTACTGGATAACCCGCGTCTTGATGCCATTCTGGCTGCTGCTGATGCTGGTTGTTTTGCCACCTACATCATGAAGCAGGGCGGCGTACTGGTTCCCCGTAAATATCACCTCATCAGAACCGCTTATGAAATCAACGAAGAGCCGACCGCCTATGGCGATCACGGCATTCGTATTTATGGCATCTGGTCACCCATTGCAGAGGGCAAGATCTGCACTCATGCAGTGAAGTGGAAAATGGTTCGTAAAGCCGTTGACGTTCAGGAGGCGGCAGCCGACCAGGGCGCTTGCGCCCCTTGGACTCGTGGCAATAACTGTCCCCTTGCTGAAAATTTGAACCAACAGGAGAAAGATAAATCAGCTGATGGGGACCCCAGAACGGACATTACCAGCATGGATGACAAGGAGTTGCACGATTACCTGCACAGTATGAGCAAAAAAGAGCGCCGGGAACTGGCAGCAAGGTTACGCCTGGTGAAACCGAAACGGCGTAAAGACTACAAACAGCGAATTACAGACCATCAGCGACTGCAGCTCGTGTATGAGCTGAAGTCCAGAGGATTTGATGGCAGCGAGAAAGAGGTCGATTTACTCCTTCGCGGAGGCAGTATTCCGTCAGGAGCAGGCCTGCGTATCTTCTATCGGAACCAGCGTTTGCAGGAAGATGATCAGTGGCGGAACCTGTATTAATTACGCGGGTTAACAATTCGTGCTCTTAATAATACCAGGCATATCAGGCTGATGAACGTAAAAAAATCGTTTTACATCAGTAAGATTATTATATACTGTAAATATAAACAGTGGTTATGCATACAGCATTGCGTGTGGTGTCATAGGAGGAAAGATGCAGGACTATTTTTTGGAGTCTTTGAAGCTCCAGCGCATTGATTTTTTTCTTAAGCTTGTAGCGGCTAGTGAGTGTAGTGATGAAGAGAAGGGGCTGGCTCTGCAGTGGGTTTCTGAATTGACTGATGAACTCATGGCAAAAATCAGAACCCACGAATACAACCGCTCAATGGATGTCATCAGCTGAGGTGACTTTTATGCGCATTGAAATAATGATCGATAAAGAGCAGAAGATTAGCCAGTCTACCCTGGACGCCCTTGAATCCGAGCTTTACCGCAATCTGCGCCCCCTGTATCCCAAAACGGTAATTCGCATTCGCAAAGGTAGCTCTAACGGTGTGGAACTAACCGGACTGCAACTGGACGAAGAAAGAAAACAAGTGATGAAAATTATGCAGAAGGTGTGGGAAGACGACAGCTGGCTGCATTAAGAAACGTTGCTGGCGTCTGAACTTGCTTCTGGCGTCAGCAAGGTTGAACAACGAGCCCTTGCGAGGCGTTAGCTCTGTAGTGCATGTCTATGCCGCATGAGATCGCATGATCGTTTGAGGATCGTTTTTGCTAAGGCCCGCCAGAACTGGCGGGCTTTTGCGTAGATCATGCAGGTGCATGAAAACCACTACATAAAGCGGGCAGGCGTGGCGGGGATACGAGCGCGCGCTGATGGGGGACGCAGTGCTTTTGGCATAGTTATGAGGTAGAATTTCAAAATACTTTTTAGCGCTGTTGGAGGTATAGACAAAATGGACGTTATAACTGGAGTTGCAGAGTTTTTTCGAAAAGTACCTGCAGCATTTCTTGTGGCTATTACATGTGTTTTAGGTCTTATACTTTTTCTGCCAGACTCTTTGGCAGTAAAAGTGGCTGTTGATGGCTTTCGTAATGAGTATAGGATTTTTATTGGACCTGCATTTTTACTGTCTGTATCTTATTTAGTTGCAAGAGTCTATCTCTCTTTCTATGACTTACTTGGTGAAAGGCAGGCTAAGAAGGTACGCACTTCCTACCTTGAGAAGCTAACAGCAGAAGAAAAAGGATATTTAAAGTCTTATATTACCGAAGGTGTTAATTCACTTATGTGTGGGCCTGAGGATGGGGTCATGGGGGGACTTGTGGCTAAGGGGATTACTTATAGAGCCACCAGTGTTGGGGATATGATCTACGGTTTTGCTTTCAACTTACAGCCATGGGCGCGTGAACATTTAGAGAAAAATAGTCATTTATTAGATGGGGCTATTGGGCGTGCAATGACTCCAAGAGAAAAATTAAACTTTAGATTGGGACGCTAACCAGTCACACATTACCAATGTGTGACTGGTGGTGGTTATTTCTTTTATTCAATGTCAAATTTATATGGTTCAAAAGAAATAACCTTTTCCCCCAACCACTCATTTAGTTCTTCGAGTCTTTTTTGTAGCGGTATTAACTCATTACGGACAAAGACGCGGCTGGCTTTTTCCACATCACCAAAGCCGCCGGTATTGTTGGGAATAATGCCCATCATCTGCGGCGGTACGCGGTGTGCTGCCATCATGTCATCGCGGCTCACGTTCTTAATGTTCAGAAATTCATCCTTTGCTGCAACCTCAGACAGTGGGATGATCTGGATGCCGTCTTTTTTACCGTTGGGCGAATACATAAACAGGTTGCGGAAGTTGCCCGGACCTTTGGCGCTTTTCATCGCGTTGCGGAGGTTGTTCACATCCTCCTGGTTCTGCGCGGCGTCAGTCATATACATGATGAAGCCTGCATGGCTGCCGTTGATGTAATACTTACGGCGGAACAGCGTGGCGGACTCGTTGAGCAGGGCTGACGGAATGGCAGAAAGATAACCGGGCAGGCCGTAGATCTCCTGATTAATATCCGGTTCCATCAGATGAAAAATGCTGCCTTTCGTGAACTGATACGGCTGGGTTGTCATACCGTATTGCACAAACCAGTAGGTATCCAGGTCTAATCCGCGTCGGGTGTATTTTGCCAGCGCAGGTTCAAGGGCGATCACTTCACCGAAGCGGTTCGTGCGTTTCTCCAGATAGGCATTGCCAAATACCAGATAGTCCTGCACAAAACGCGAAAAAGCCTGCTGGCTGAGCAGAGGATGAGGGATATAGGTACTGGTCAGAATGTTACACTTTACTGCAATCGGGGAACTGTGATGCACGGCAGCGCGGAAGGTGCGCGCCAGTCCGTTAAAGCTGACGGGAGGCTCATACCAGCGGTCCATCTGTACGCATTCCACATAGTCCAGCAGTTCACGGCGGTCCAGAACAGGAACGGGATCGCCGAAGCTGAATGCTTCGGCTGTAGTTTGACTTTTAAGCTGGATCTGATTCGTCGCCGCAGCGCGGTTCTTCTTACTCTTTCCCATCAAAAAATCTCCACAATATTGCTGGTATTGGCGGATTCGCCCTGCAGCGGTTCGTTAAACAGTGCGTGCATCGTTGCCCAAGCCAGATCGGCGTGGCTGGCTTCTTCGCTGCGGCTGGCTTCATAGGTCGGGCGGTTGCCACTGGCGGTGGTGGCGCGACGGATTGCCATGAATGACTGCGCAATGTCGGTGTGCCCGGCGTCAAACTCCAGACGGCGGTGGCTGATAATGTCGTAGGCCTTGAGTACCAGGGCGTTTTTAACGTTGGGGTTGTAGACAAACTCCCGGACGGCAGGAAAGAACGCTTTCACGTTCTCATAAACCCCGTGACCAACGCCGGTTGAGTCGATACCGATATAGGTCACGTTGTACTGTTCGGTGAGTTTTTTGATGGCGTCAGCCTGGGCGCGGAAGTCCATCCCGCGCCACTGGTGACGCTCAAGAATGCGGAACTTACCACCCGGCACGGCTGGCGGAGCCACCACCACGCATCCGGCACTGTCGCCGTTCTGCGTACCTTTTGCCGGGTCATAACCGATCCACACTTCGCGCCAGCCAAACGGGCGCAGGGCCAGTGCATGAAAGTCGGTCCAGACTTCCCAGCTGTCCACCATGCACGCCTGCAGTTCGCTGAGCGGGAACACGGACGCGAGATCGTCCACGAACTCGCACATCAGCAGGTTCTGGTATTCGTCCGGGCTGTACTCCAAGCGTAGCTGGTCGAGGTCGAACAGGTTACAGCCGCCGCGCACCGCATCTTCCACGGTGACTATCTGGCGGTATTGCCCGTCTGCGCACAGCAGGCCGGGGGCCAGATTGCTGTGGGACAGGTCGATGTCCACCTTGTCAGCTTTGTTGCGTCCACGGTTGAACAGCGCACCGGACCAGAACGGATAAGCACTGTGGGTCAGGCTGGATGGCGTGGAAAAATAGGTTTGTCGCCATTTTTTGTGAATAGCCATCCCGGAAGCCACTTTGCGCAGCTCCTGGAATTTCGGTATCCAGAAATATTCATCCAGATACAGGTTGCCGTGATAACTCTGGGCCGTGCGGGCATTGGTGCCGAGGAAGTAAAGCGTGGCTCCGTTAGGAAGCACCATCGGATCGCCTTTCAGCTCCACCTCGACTTCTTTGGCGAAGTCGATGATGTATTGTTTAAAGACGTGGGCCTGAGCCTTACTGGCAGAAAGGAAAATCTGGTTACGTCCGGTAAGCAGGGCGTCAATCAGGGCTTCACGGGCAAAATAGAAGGTCGCGCCGATCTGGCGTGACTTCAGCAGGTTGCGGATGCGGTTGGTTTTTCCGGCTTCCCACCAGTGGCGCTGGTAGTTGAACATGGAGGAATGGAAGATTTCTTCCAGCTTCTCAATCTGCTCATCGGTGAAAACATTCTTTTCCGGCTGACGGCGTGGGCCTTTATTGCGGTTGGCGACGTTAGGGTTTAAGTCGGCTTCGTTGCCGCCATTGTTAAACTTGCCGATCCGCGCGTGGCGCTCAGACTGGCGCGCCAGCAGGTCAATCTCTTTGAAATCTTTCCCTTCTTTGTGCTCCTTCATAATGAGCTGGCAGTAGCGTGCGGCGGTGGTGAGCTGCATCTGATCCAGCGGCCCATAGTCACCCCACTTGTCGCGTTTTTTCCAGCTGTGAACGGTTGCAACTTTCTCGCCCAGCATTTCAGCAATGCGGGCTACGCGGTATCCCTGAAAGTACAGCAGCATGGCCTGCCGACGGGGATCGAGATCTGCGGGTGTCAGTGTGGTGTTCATGGCACAAACCTACAGCCTTGAATGACGGCTTTCCCCGCCTGCGGTTTGTGTGGTTGTCGGTACAAATACCGCGCATTGTTTCACTGCCCCCATCACCGCAACCATAAGGCTCCAGTAAGTTTTTTCTAACGGAGCACGGCTCATGACAGTGAAAGCAAAGCGTTTTCGCATCGGGGTGGAAGGTGCCACCACCGACGGACGCGAAATCCAGCGTGAATGGCTGGAACAGATGGCAGCCAGCTACAACCCGGCGGTGTATACCGCGCTGATTAACCTTGAGCACATCAAGTCTTATCTGCCGGACAGCACCTTTAACCGCTACGGCAAGGTGACGGCGCTGTTTGCTGAAGAAATCACGGAAGGTCCGCTGGCAGGCAAGATGGCGCTGTATGCCGACGTTGAGCCAACGGAGTCCCTGGTGGAGCTGGTGAAAAAAGGCCAGAAATTATTCACCTCTATGGAAGTCAGCCCGAAGTTCGCTGATACGGGCAAAGCCTACCTGGTCGGCCTGGCTGCCACTGATGACCCTGCCAGTCTGGGCACTGAAATGCTGACATTCAGCGCCAGTGCAGCCCATAACCCACTGGCAAACCGCAAGCAGAATCCTGCCAATCTCTTTACCGCTGCAGAGGAAACGGTGATCGAACTGGAAGAAATCCAGGACGACAAACCGTCCCTGTTTGCCCGTGTCACGGCGCTGTTTACCAAAAAAGATCAGTCCGATGACGCCCGGTTCTCTGATGTGCATAAGGCCGTGGAGCTGGTCGCCACTGAGCAGCAGAACCTGAGCGCACGCACCGAAAAATCCCTGTCTGAGCAGGAAGAACGCCTGTCTGAGCTGGAGACTGCCCTGCAGGCACAGCAAACCGCCTTTAACGAACTGGTGGACAAGCTGAGTCATGAAGACAGCCGCCAGGACTACCGCCAGCGTGCAACAGGCGGTAACGCCCCCGCTGACACTCTGACCAATTGCTGATGGAGCACAAAACCCGATGAAGAAGAATACCCGCTTTGCTTTTAACGCTTACCTGCAGCAGCTGGCGCGTCTGAACGGTGTGGCAGTTGAAGAACTGTCCAGCAAGTTCACCGTGGAGCCGTCTGTGCAGCAGACGCTGGAAGACCAGATCCAGCAATCCGCCGCTTTCCTGACGCTGATTAACGTCACGCCAGTGACCGAGCAGTCCGGTCAGCTGCTGGGGTTGGGTGTTGGTAGCACCATTGCCGGAACCACTGACACCACCGCGAAAGAGCGTGAACCTGTCGATCCTACGCTGATGGTCGATGTGGAATACAAATGCGAGCAGACCAACTTTGACACGGTGCTGACCTACGCGAAGCTGGACCTGTGGGCGAAGTTTCAGGATTTCCAGGTGCGTATTCGTGACGCGATCGTGAAACGTCAGGCACTGGACCGCATCATGATCGGCTTTAACGGCGTGAAGCGTGCGAAAACCTCAAACCGTAGCGAAAACCCGCTGCTGCAGGATGTGAATAAAGGCTGGCTGCAGAAAATCCGTGAGGATGCACCGGATCACGTCATGGGCAGCACCACCACGGGCGGTGAAACCACACCGGGTGCGGTGAAAGTCGGGAAAGGTGGCGAATATGCCAACCTGGACGCCGTGGTGATGGATGCCGTCAATGAGCTTATCGACGTGGTCTACCAGGACGATGACGATCTGGTGGTGATTTGCGGTCGTGAACTGTTGTCTGACAAGTATTTCCCGCTGGTCAACAAAGAGCAGGAGAACAGTGAAAAACTGGCTGCAGATATGATCATCAGCCAGAAACGCATGGGTGGCCTGCAGGCCGTGCGTGCGCCGTTCTTCCCGCCGAATGCGCTGCTGATCACCCGTCTGGATAACCTGTCCATCTACTGGCAGGAGGATACCCGCCGCCGTTCAGTTATCGACAACCCGAAACGTGACCGGATTGAAAACTTTGAATCCGTTAACGAAGCCTATGTGGTTGAGGACTACCGCTGCGCCGCACTGGTGGAAAACATCCAGATTGGCGACTTCAGCGCCGCCGCAGCAGAAACCGGAGCGTAATCCATGAGCCTGAGTCCCGCACGGCAGCATCGCCTGCGCGTTCAGGCTGAACAGGCCGCCCGCGAGGGCGGCAGCGTTCGCCACGCGTCGGGCTATGACCTGATGCTGCTGCAACTGGCGGAAGACCGACGCCGTCTCAAGGGTGTTCAGTCCACGGTCAAAAAAGCGGAAATCAAAGTGGAGCTGCTGCCGAAGTACGCCGCCTGGGCGGAGGGTGTTCTGGCTGCCGGAGGCGCTCAACAGGATGACGTGCTGATGTACGTGATGCTGTGGCGTATTGATGCCGGAGATTATGCCGGGGCGCTGGAGATCGGGCGTCATGCCCTGCGTCATGGCTGGGTGATGCCGCTGGGTAACCGCAACGTGCAGACCGTGCTGGCAGAGGAAATGGCAGACGCGGCACAGAGCGCAATGCTTGCCACTACCGGCTTTGATGCCGATCTGTTGCTGCAGACGCTGGAGCTGACAGACGGTCTGGATATGCCGGACCAGTCACGGGCGCGTCTGCATAAAGCGATTGGCGCTGTCCTGAGTGAAAGTAATCCGGCTTCCGCCCTTAATCATCTCAACCATGCGTTACAGCTCGATCCCCGCTGTGGCGTGAAAAAAGACAAACAGCAGCTGGAGCGCAGACTGCGCAATGACAGCCGCTGACAGAACGTGCCCCCGCGCACGGGCGGCACGGGGTGGCGAAAGGCACTGCCACATCAAAACCCCGTCCACCGCCCTTTATTTCAGGAGAAAGCAGCATGAAGTTTGTTGCGCCAGAACAGGCACCGGAACAGGCGGAAATCATCAGAAATACGCCGTTCTGGCCTGATGTGGACCTGTCGGAGTTTCGCAGCGTGATGCGCACTGACGGCACGGTGACGCAGCCGCGTTTAAAACAGGTTGCGCTGTCGGCAATTTCGGAGGTCAACGCAGAGCTGTATGAGTTTCGCAGACGTCAGCAGATGCTGGGATATGCCTCGCTGGCAGAGGTTCCGGCGGAACAGCTGGACGGCAAAAGTGAGCGCATTCATCACTATTTCAACGCGGTTTACTGCTGGGCACGCGCCATGCTCAACGAGCGTTATCAGGACTATGACGCCACGGCATCCGGTGTGAAGCGGGGCGAGGAACTGGCGGAAGCAAGCGGTGATTTGTGGCGTGACGCCCGCTGGGCCATCAGCCGGGTGCAGGATGCGCCGCACTGCACAGTGGAGCTTATCTGATGAAAGTGCGTACGCATCAGTATGACACGGTGGACGCGCTTTGCTGGCGTCATTACGGGCGCACGCAGGGTGTCACGGAGCAGGTACTGAAGGCAAATCCGGGGCTTGCCGAATACGGCCCCTTTTTACCTCACGGGCTGCAGGTGGAGCTGCCGGACATACCGACAACCACCACCGTGCAGACCGTCCAGCTATGGGACTGAATTATGACGCTTGAGCGAATCAGCGCCTTTATCACGTATTGCATCGCCGTCGTGCTGGCCTGGCTGGGCGATTTGTCCATCAAGGATGCCTCAACGCTGGGCGGCCTGATGATTGGTGTGCTGATGCTGGCTATCAACTGGTACTACAAACACAAAGCCTACCAGCTTCTGCGCGACGGGCAGATCTCGCGGGAGGACTATGAATCCATCAATCGTTAAACGCTGCCTTGTCGGGGCCGTGCTGGCTATTGCTGCCGCGCTACCGGGTTTTCAGCAGCTTCACACCTCCGTGGAGGGGCTGAAACTGATTGCCGATTACGAAGGCTGTCGTCTGCAGCCGTATCAGTGCAGCGCGGGTGTCTGGACCGACGGCATTGGTAATACATCTGGCGTCATTCCAGGCAAAACCATTACGGAACGACAGGCCGCGGAAGGGCTGATCTCCAACGTGCTGCGTGTGGAGCGGGCACTGGAAAGGTGTGTGAAGCAACAGCCACCGCAGAAAGTGTATGACGCGGTGGTGTCATTTGCCTTCAACGTGGGGACAGGCAATGCCTGCAGTTCCACGCTGGTGAAATTGCTCAATCAGCGGCGCTGGGCGGATGCGTGCCGACAGTTGCCGCGCTGGGTTTATGTAAAAGGTGTGTTTAATCAGGGGCTGGATAACCGCCGTGCGCGGGAGATGGCCTGGTGTTTACAGGGAGCAAACTGAAATGAAAAAGAAATTAATCAGCGGACTGTTTCTGATGTTATGGATGGCGCTGTTAATCGCAGCAATGGTGTATCCGCAGGGGATTTTTCCGGTACTGGCAGCGTCCGGCGTTTGGGTAGCCTGTTTGCTGACATGGGCGGTAATTCCGGTAGCACTGGCTGCGTTAATTAAGAATGGCCCGCTCTGGCAGGAGTTGAGGGCATCTTTGCTGAAGACAATTACCCGAAAAGAAAACGTATTTATCAGCTGGGTGATGCGATTGCTGATTGTCGTAAGTCTCGCCTGGACGGGGTGGGCTATTACCCTGGTCTTTTATCTGCTGACCGTTATTGCCTTCTGGATCACCCGTAATCAGATGGCGCAACAGGTAGCAGCATGAACCGGTTGCTGCTGGTTGTGCTGGCGTTATTACTGGCGGCGCTGGGCTGGCAGACGTGGCGGCTGGCTGATGCCAGCCAGACCATCAGCACGCAGGCAGACGAGCTGCAGAGCAAAAGCCAGGCACTGGCAAAGAGCAACAGCCAGCTTATCAGCCTGTCCATTCTGACTGAAACCAATAACCGGGAGCAGGCGCGGCTCTATGCCGAAGCAGAACAGACCAGCACACAGCTGAGACAACGACAACGCCGGATCGAGGAACTGAAACGTGAGAACGAGGATTTACGCCACTGGGCTGATACTCCTTTGCCTGCTGACATTATCCGGCTGCGGGAACGTCCGGCACTCACCGGAGGTGCAGCTTACCGTCAGTGGTTGTCCGCGAGTGACGCCGTGTCGGCTGGAGCAGGCAGCACCGCGCACTAACGGTGATCTGAATGCGTTGCTGGATGAAACGGAGGCCGCCTGGGCGGTCTGTGCAGACAAAGTGGACATGATTATTGCGTGTCAGGAGCGAAACAGTGAACAAACCACAATCCCTGCGCCACGCCCTCAATAAAGCGGTGCCTTATGTCCGCAATAACCCGGACAAACTGCATCTGTTTGTGGATAACGGTTCGCTGGTTGCCACGGGGGCCAGCTCCATGTCGTGGGAGTACCGTTACACACTGAACGCGGTGATTGAGGATTTCAGCGGCGACCAGAATCTGCTGATGGCCCCGGTTTTGCTGTGGCTGAGGGATAACCAGCCCGATGCCATCAATAACCCGGCGTTACGGGAAAAGCTATTCACCTTTGAGGTGGATATTCTGCGCAACGATGTCTGTGATATCAGCCTGAACCTGCAACTGACGGAACGTGTGCTGGTCAGCACTGACGGCAGTGTGTCGAGCGTTGAAGCTATAGCGGAACCTGATGCACCTGAAGAAATGTGGACGGTGAAACGTGGCTGAACTGCAGAAGGTGGACGACTGGCTGAGTGCCTTGCTGGCGAATCTGGAACCAGCCTCGAGAAGCCGCATGATGCGCCAGCTGGCGCAGGAACTTCGCCGGACACAGCAGCAGAATATCAGGATGCAGCGCAACCCTGACGGCAGCAGCTATGAACCGCGACGGGTAACAGCACGCAGTAAAAAAGGCCGTATCAAACGTCAGATGTTTGCAAAGCTGCGCACCACAAAATACCTGAAAACTGCCGCCAGCACCGACTCTGCCAGCGTGCAGTTTGAAGGCAAGGTGCAGCGCATTGCCCGCGTTCACCATTACGGCCTGCGAGATCGCGTCAGTCGTAAGGGACCGGAGGTGCGTTACGCAGAGCGTCGCCTTCTGGGTGTAAATGATGATGTTGAGGCAATGACCCGCGACATGATTCTGCAATGGCTGGCGGGGTGATCTTTGTATCAGCACTGATACAAGTTGCAGCACTGCCGCCTTTCTTCCCCTGATGGCAACCTTTCCCTATGAACGCACAATTAACCGAAATCATGCGCCTTATCACCAACCTGATCCGCACAGGGGTAGTCACCGAAGTGGACAGGGAAAACTGGCTTTGCCGGGTGAAAACGGGCGAGCTTGAAACCAACTGGATCAGCTGGCTGACGCTGCGTGCCGGGAATGCCCGTACATGGTGGCGACCATCGGAAGGTGAGCAGGTGGTGCTGCTGAGTCTGGGCGGCAATCTGGAAACCGCCTTTGCGCTGCCCGCTGTCTATTCGAATCAGTTCGCACCACCGTCGACGTCGGCGGACGCCTGCGTGACAGAACATCCTGACGGTGGCTGGTTTGAATACGAACCCGCCACCGGGCGCTGGTATGTCAGGGGCATCAAATCAATGGTCATTGAGGCTGCTGACAACATCACCATGAAAACCAGTGAGTTTGTACTGGAGGCTGACCGCACGCGCATTAACAGCGAAGTGGTGATCAATGGTGGCGTTACCCAGGGCGGCGGAGCGATGAGTTCTAACGGGATCGTGGTTGATGCGCATCAGCATACTGGCGTCCTGAAAGGCGGCGATACAACCGGAGGCCCGGTATGACGCTTTATAGCGGGATGAACAATACCAGCGGCAAAGTCATTACTGATATTGACCATCTGCGCCAGTCGGTGCGGGACATTCTGCTGACGCCGCAGGGTAGCCGTATTGCCCGCCGGGAATATGGTTCCCTGCTGTCGGCACTGATAGATCAGCCACAAAATCCGGCATTACGCCTGCAGGTCATGTCGGCAGTGTATGTGGCGCTGAGTCGCTGGGAGCCACGGTTGACGCTGGATTCCATCACCATCAACAGCAATTTTGACGGTTCAATGGTGGTGGAGCTGACCGGGCGGCGGAATAACGGTGTGCCTGTGTCCCTTTCCGTATCAACAGGAGCAGAGAATGGCAGTGATTGACCTTTCGCAGTTGCCTGCACCGCAGATTGTGGATGTGCCGGACTTTGAGACGCTGCTTGCCGAACGCAAGGCAGAATTTGTGGCGCTTCATCCGAAAGATGAGCAGGAAGCAGTGATCCGCACGCTGGAACTGGAATCTGAACCCGCCACTAAATTGTTGCAGGAGAACGCTTACCGTGAGTTGCTTCTGCGCCAGCGCATTAACGAAGCCGCGCAGGCGGTGATGGTGGCTTACGCGATGGGCGGCGATCTTGACCAGCTCGCTGCCAACTACAACGTGACACGCCTGACGGTGACGCCTGCTGATAATGATGCTGTGCCGCCCGTTGCAGCTGTGATGGAAAGCGATGAAGCGTTGCGCCTGCGTGTGCCTGCAGCCTTTGAAGGGCTTTCTGTTGCGGGGCCAACTGCAGCTTATGAATTTCATGCCCGAAGCGCCGACGGTCGGGTGGCGGATGCCAGTGCAACCAGCCCGGCACCTGCAGAGGTGGTGCTGACTGTCCTTAGCCGCGAAGGCGATGGAACTGCAGAAAAAGACCTGCTGGACGTGGTGGAAAAAGCTCTGAACAGTGAGAACGTCCGCCCGGTGGCTGACCGTCTTACGGTTCGCAGCGCAGAAATCATCCCGTATCGCGTGGATGCCACCATTTTTCTCTATCCTGGACCGGAAGCAGAGCCGGTAATGGCAGCGGCAAAAGCCAGCCTGCAGAAGTACATCGCCAGTCAGACGCGTCTTGGTCGGGATATTCGCCGTAGCGCCATCTTTGCCGCCCTGCATGTTGAGGGGGTGCAGCGTGTGGAGCTGGCTTCTCCTCTGGCGGATGTGGTCCTGAACAAAACACAGGCGGCATCATGTACGCAGTGGAGCGTAACCAACGGAGGAACGGATGAATAGTCTGCTGCCACCGGGTTCAACACCACTGGAGCGCCGACTGGCGCAAACCTGCAGCGGGATTTCTGATCTGCAGGTGCCGCTTCGTGACTTGTGGAATCCGGCAACCTGTCCGGTCAGTTTCCTGCCTTATCTCGCCTGGGCGTTCTCTGTGGATCGCTGGGACGAGGGCTGGACAGAAAGCGTCAAGCGCCAGGTGGTGAAGGATGCTTTTTATATTCATCAGCATAAAGGGACCACCAGTGCCGTGCGGCGGGTGGTGGAGCCGTTCGGATTCCTGATCCGCATTATTGAGTGGTGGCAGACCGGAGAAACACCGGGCACGTTTCGCCTGGATATCGGCGTGCAGGACCAGGGCATCACTGAAGATACCTATCTGGAACTTGAGCGACTGATAAGCGATGCCAAACCATGTAGCCGCCACATGATCGGCATGTCCATCAATCTGCAGACCAGCGGCCCGCATTGGGTGGGAGCCGCCAGCTATCTTGGCGAAGAAGTCACGATCTATCCGTATATCAACGAAACGATTATTTCCGGTGGCACCGCGCATGAAGGCGGGGCGGTCCATGTTATTGACACAATGAGAGTGAATCCATGAGCACAAAATTTTATACCCTGCTGACGGATATTGGCGCGGCGAAACTTGCCAGCGCCGCCGCGCTCGGTGTGCCGCTAAAAATTACCCATATGGCGGTGGGCGATGGCAGTGGAGTATTGCCAACGCCGGACGCAAAGCAGACGGCACTGGTAAATGAGAAACGCCGGGCTGCGCTGAATATGCTTTATATCGACCCGCAGAACAGCAGCCAGATTATTGCCGAACAGGTGATCCCTGAAAACGAGGGGGGTTGGTGGATACGTGAAGTGGGCTTGTTTGATGAGTCCGGGGCATTGATTGCCGTGGGCAACTGCCCGGAAAGCTATAAGCCGCAACTGGCTGAAGGTAGCGGGCGCACTCAGACCGTGCGCATGGTGCTGATTACCAGCAGCACGGACAATATCACCCTGAAAATCGACCCTGCTGTAGTGCTGGCAACCCGCAAGTATGTGGATGACAAGGCACTGGAGCTGAAGGTGTACGCGGATGATCAGATGGCAAAACATCTTGCCGCACCGGACCCGCATTCACAGTACGCGCCAAAAGCCAGCCCGACATTTACCGGAACCCCCAAAGCGCCAACGCCAGCGGCGGGGAATAATACCACGCAGGTTGCGACCACTGCGTTTGTACAGGCGGCACTGACGGCCCTTATTAATGGTGCGCCAGCCACGCTGGACACGCTGAAAGAAATAGCCGCAGCCATTAATAATGATCCGAATTTCAGTACCACCATTAACAATGCGCTGGCACTAAAAGCACCGTTGTCGAGTCCGGCACTCACCGGAACGCCAACAGCCCCCACGGCGGCGCAGTCGGTCAACAATACACAGATTGCCACTACGGCTTTTGTGAAATCGGCGATTGCAGGAATGGTGGGTTCTGCACCTGCTGCACTGGATACACTGAACGAACTGGCGGCGGCACTGGGGAATGATCCGAACTTTGCCACGACAATGCTTAATGCGCTGGCAGGTAAACAACCGCTGGACAATACGCTTACCAATTTGAGTGGAAAGGATGTAGCTGGTCTTCTCACATACCTTGGTTTGGGAGAAGGTTCGGCATTACCCGTTGGCGTGCCTGTTCCGTGGCCTTCCGCCACTCCGCCAACAGGCTGGCTGAAATGCAACGGGGCGGCTTTTTCTGCTGAAGAATACCCGGAACTGGCAAAGGTTTACCCGACAAATAAATTGCCTGATTTACGCGGTGAGTTTATTCGTGGCTGGGATGATGGAAGAGGGATTGATACTAACCGTAGCTTGCTTTCGTCACAGGGAGATACCATTCGGAATATAACAGGCTTTATAAATGAAGTTAAAGGCACCATTGATACAGCAACTTTCAGGTTACAGACTGGTACTGGTGCTTTTGCCTTAGCATCTCAAGCTACGCGAAATATCTATAATAACCTAGGCACATATGAAACAAAAAATACCCCTTACACAGGATTCAGTTTTGATGCATCCAGGGTTGTACCAACAGCATCAGAGAATCGCCCTCGAAACATTGCATTTAACTATATCGTGAGAGCAGCATAATGGATAAAGCAATATTAAATAGTGAGCTTATTGCTACAAAGTCGGGGGATATTACCGTTTATAACTATGATAGTGAGACGCAGGAATATATTTCAGCTTCAACTGAATATCTTGCCATTGGTGTCGGTATTCCTGCATATTCCTGTTTAGATGCCCCTGGCACATATAAGGTGGGTTATGCTATCTGTCGTTCTGCAAATTTTAACTCATGGGAATATGTGCCAGACCATCGCGGTGAAATCGTCTATAGCACCAAAACTGGAGAGTCAAAAGAAATCACAGCTCCGGGTGATTACCCTGAAAATACCACAACTATCGCCCCGTTAACACCATACGATAAATGGGATGGTGAGAAATGGGTGACCGATACTGAGGCACAGCATAGCGCCGCAGTAGACACGGCAGAAGCACAGCGTCAGTCACTGATTGATGCTGCAATGGCTTCCATCAGTCTGATTCAGCTGAAATTACAGGCCGGACGGAAGCTGATGCAGGCAGAAACAACCCGGCTTAACGCCGTGCTGGATTACATTGACGCGGTGACGGCAACAGATACCAGCACCGCGCCTGATATTATTTGGCCTGCTTTCCCTGAGACTGATTAACCTCAATCAATATTGGTTCCCCTTTCTCATTAATTGTTAGCTCCATGCCCTGAGGAATTTCTGTCATAGTAAAAAACCAGTTGTCCTCTGGTAATTCAATAGCCCCGGTCACATCATGAAGACCGGGGATTACTTCAGTCAAAGTAACTGGATTAAACAGGCGCACAATAAACCCTCCAGGAAAAAGCATTTGATGATGGTCTGCCGTCGTACATCTGGCAGCGGGCATAAAAACCGGTATTTGTTACCTGATCATCCACGATCATTGAAACGTGAACATTATTAGGTGTGCTCTCGTAATCTGTTCTTGTTCTTTCCGCGATACTGATAAAACGTGAAAGTTTAGGCAGTGCAATTGGGTAAACGACTTTAGCCAGTCCATTATCATTAGACCCACCCGTTCCAAAGACTTCTATTGCACCATCTGACCAGCGAATCCATGCACCATTGGCATTAGCTCCTCGCTGAATGATATATCTGGCTTCTCCCAAACCAACGTTTAAGAAAATGCAGAGGTAACAGCTAACTGGCATCATCTCCGGTTTTTATTCAGGGGGATGATCATGCTTATTGGCTATGTACGCGTGTCAACAAATGACCAGAACACCGATTTGCAACGTAATGCACTGAACTGCGCGGGATGTGAGCAGATTTTTGAGGACAAAATCAGTGGCACTAAGTCCGACAGACCGGGGCTGAAAAAACTACTCAGGACACTATCGGCAGGAGACACGCTGGTTGTCTGGAAGCTGGACAGGTTGGGGCGCAGTATGCGGCATCTTGTTACGCTGATAGAAGAGTTGCGCCAGCGTGGTGTGAATTTCAGAAGCCTGACTGACAGTATTGATACCAGTACCCCAATGGGCCGTTTCTTTTTTCATGTCATGGGTGCCCTGGCTGAAATGGAACGCGAACTGATAGTTGAACGTACCAGGGTAGGGCTGGCTGCAGCTCGTGCCAAAGGCAGAGTAGGTGGACGCCGTCCTAAGTTGACCACCGAACAGTGGGCACAGATTGGGCGTTTACTCGAGGCCGGAGAATCAATACAGCGTATTGCACTGATTTTTGATGTAGGCGTTTCTACCATTTATAGAAAATTTCCGGCAAATAAGATCAATGAATCCCCCTGAATCAGCATTATGTTGATTATCCCTGCAAGCAGACAAATACCGTTATTTTGTGTGAATAACGACACAACTGCGCTTAGCTGTTTGTCAGGCACAATCACTTCAACATAGGGCGAAGCCTAATCCAATCAGGAGGTTCGCCACTATGGCTCAGGATTACCACCACGGGGTGCGCGTTGTTGAAGTCAACGAAGGCACCCGATCTATTACCACGGTGAGCACCGCCATCGTGGGTATGGTCTGCACGGGCGATGATGCCGATGCAAAAATGTTTCCTCTTAATAAACCCGTGCTGATCACTGATGTGCTGACTGCCAGCGGTAAAGCGGGTGAGTCAGGTACTTTGGCCCGTTCGCTGGATGCCATCGCTGACCAGGCAAAACCCGTGACCATTGTTGTGCGTGTGCCGCAGGGTGAAACGGAAGACGAAACCACGACCAATATCATCGGCGCAGTGACTGCTGAAGGTAAAAAAACAGGTATGAAAGCCCTGTTATCTGCCCAGTCACAGCTCGGCGTTAAACCGCGCATTCTCGGCGTGCCAGGCCACGACACCAAGGCGGTAGCTACTGAGTTGCTGAGCGTGGCGCAAAGCCTGCGTGGATTTGCTTACCTGTCAGCGTATGGCTGCAAGACAGTGCAGGAGGCGATCACTTACCGCGAAAACTTCAGCCAGCGCGAAGGGATGCTGATCTGGCCTGACTTTACTGGCTGGGACACGGTGCTGAATGCCGAAGCAACGGCATATGCCACCGCCCGTGCGCTTGGTCTGCGCGCCAAAATTGACGAGCAGACCGGATGGCACAAAAGCCTGTCCAACGTGGGCGTGAACGGTGTCACCGGAATTTCTGCAGATGTGTTCTGGGATCTGCAGAACCCGGCAACCGATGCAGGTCTGCTGAACCAGAACGACGTCACCACGCTTGTGCGTAAAGACGGTTTCCGCTTCTGGGGTTCCCGCTGCCTGAGTGATGACCCGCTCTTTGCCTTCGAAAACTACACCCGCACGGCGCAGGTGCTGATGGACACGATGGCAGAAGCACACATGTGGGCGGTGGATAAACCGCTTAACCCGTCGCTGGCCCGCGACATTATCGAAGGTATCCGCGCCAAAATGCGCAGCCTGGTCAGTCAGGGCTATCTCATTGGTGGTGATTGCTGGCTGGATGAGTCGGTGAACGACAAAGACACGCTGAAAGCCGGAAAACTCACCATCGACTACGACTACACGCCAGTGCCGCCACTTGAAAACCTGATGCTGCGTCAGCGCATCACCGATCAGTACCTGGTGAATTTCGCCAGCCAGGTCAGCGCGTAAGGGGACAACATGGCTTTACCACGCAAATTAAAACACCTGAACCTGTTTAACGACGGGAACAACTGGCAGGGGATCGTTGAGTCGCTGACGCTGCCGAAATTTACCCGCAAATATGAGAAGTATCGCGGCGGCGGAATGCCGGGTGCGGTGGATGTGGATCTGGGGCTTGATGACAGTGCGCTGGACACAGAATTTTCCATTGGTGGTACTGAATTGCTGCTGTTTAAACAGATGGGTAAAGCCACGGTGGATGGCATCCAGCTGCGCTTTACCGGCTCTATTCAGCGTGACGATACCGGGGAAGTGCAGGCCGTGGAGCTTGTCGTGCGTGGACGTCACAAAGAAGTGGATTCCGGCGAGTGGAAGACGGGCGAAAGCAACACCACCAAAGTGACCAGTACCAACAGCTACGCGAAGCTGACCATCAATGGTGAGGTGCTCTATGAAGTGGACCTTATCAACATGGTGGAAATTGTGGACGGTGTGGACCTGATGGAAGCGCACCGCAACGCCCTCGGCCTCTGATATATCTGAACGGCGCGGGATACCGCGCCAGAACCCAATTGACAGGACAGCAAAATGAGCGATAAGCAGACTGAAAAGACCATTCAACTGGATACCCCCATCAAGCGCGGTAAAACAGAAATCACCGAAATTGTGCTGCGTAAACCGCAGTCCGGTGCGCTGCGCGGTACACGCCTGCAGGCCATTATGGATATGGATGTAAACGCGATGATGACCGTGATCCCCCGCATCTCCAGTCCGGCACTGACTGCACAGGAAATTGCAGAGATGGACCCGGCAGATCTCACTGCCATGTCGGTTGAGGTTGTCACTTTTTTGTTGAAGAAGTCGGTGCTTGCCGGTTTACCGACAGCCTGACGGTTGACGATCTGGTGGCAGATATCGCCACCATTTTTCACTGGCCGCCATCCGTTACTGACGTTATGCCGCTGACCGAAGTGCTGGAATGGCGGTATAAAGCGATTCAGAGAAGCGGGGCCAACGATGAGTGATAACAACCTGCGTCTGCAGGTCATTCTTAATGCGGTTGACAAGCTCACCCGCCCATTTCGATCTGCGCAGGCCAGTTCAAGAGAACTGGCTGCTGCTGTCAAAAAATCCCGCGATGCAATAAAGCAGCTTGATCAGGCCGGGAGCAGTCTGGACAGCTTCCGAAAGCTGCAGGCAGAAAATCAGAAATTAGGCGACAGGCTGAACTATGCCCGCCAGCGTGCAAATTTGCTCAGTCAGGAACTGGGAGCGATGGGGCCGCCTTCGCAACGTCAGGTTGTTGCTCTGGGCCGTCAACGGCTGGCTGTTCAGCGCCTGGAAGAACGCCAGAAAAAGCTGCAGCAGCAGACGGCGCTTGTGCGTGCTGAACTGTACCGGGCGGGAATTTCTGCGAAAGACGATGCGGGAGCAACTGCCCGTTTAGCCCGTGAAACATCACGTTATAACCAGGAACTTTCGAAACAGGAGGCGCGGCTGAAGCGACTGGGGGAAGCTCAGCGCAGGATGAATGCAGCGCGTGCCAGTTATGCCCGTTCGCTGGAGGTGCGTGATCGTATTGCAGGTGCCGGAGCCACCACCACGGCTGCAGGGCTGGCAATGGGTGCGCCAGTGATGGCGGCAGTAAAAAGCTATACCAGCATGGAAGATGCCATGAAAGGTGTGGCAAAGCAGGTCAATGGTCTGCGTGACGATAATGGCAACCGCACTGCACGTTTTTATGAAATGCAGGATGCCATCAAGGCTGCCAGCGAACAGTTGCCGATGGAAAACGGTGCGGTAGACTTCGCTGCACTGGTTGAAGGTGGTGCGCGCATGAACGTCGCAAACCCTGACGACAGCTGGGAAGATCAGAAACGTGACCTGCTGGCCTTCGCCAGTACGGCAGCAAAGGCGGCAACAGCCTTTGAGCTGCCAGCGGATGAACTGTCAGAAAGTCTGGGGAAAATCGCCCAGCTCTACAAAATCCCCACCCGCAATATTGAACAGCTCGGTGATGCGCTGAACTATCTGGATGATAACGCCATGTCGAAAGGGGCAGACATCATTGATGTGATGCAACGTCTGGGCGGTGTGGCTGACCGTCTGGATTATCGTAAAGCGGCGGCGCTGGGTTCCACCTTCCTGACACTGGGCGCTGCGCCAGAGGTTGCAGCCAGTGCAGCAAACGCGATGGTGCGTGAATTGTCCATTGCCACCATGCAAAGCAAGAGTTTCTTTGAAGGGATGAATCTGCTGAAACTCAATCCTGAAGTGATTGAAAAGCAGATGACGAAGGATGCGATGGGAACCATCCAGCGCGTGCTGGAGAAGGTAAACGCGCTGCCGCAGGACAAGCGCCTGTCTGCCATGACTATGTTGTTTGGTAAAGAGTTTGGCGATGACGCGGCGAAACTGGCAAACAACCTGCCGGAACTGCAGCGTCAGTTAAAACTGACAGCGGGCAATGATGCGCTTGGCTCCATGCAGAAAGAATCCGACATTAACAAGGATTCACTTTCTGCGCAGTGGTTGCTGGTCAAAACCGGAGCGCAGAACACCTTCAGCAGCCTGGGCGAAACGCTGCGCCAGCCGCTGATGGATATTCTGTACACGGTGAAAAGCGTCACGGGGGCGTTGCGTCGCTGGGTGGAAGCTAACCCGGAACTGACAGGCACACTGATGAAAGCATCGGCTGTTGTGGCTGCGGTTACCGTCGGCCTCGGCACCTTAGCGGTGGCGCTGGCTGCAGTGCTGGGGCCGCTGGCAGTGATCCGTCTGGGATTCTCTGTGTTGGGTATCAAAACGTTATCTTCCGTTACGGCAGCAGTAACTCGAACCAGCAGCGCGTTGTCCTGGCTGGCTGGCGCACCACTGGCACTGCTGCGACGCGGGCTTGCTTCATCGGGCAACGCCGCAGGTTTACTTACTGCGCCGTTGTCGTCTTTGCGCCGCACGGCATCACTGACGGGAAATGTCCTGAAAACTGTAGCAGGTGCGCCGGTTGCACTTTTGCGGTCTGGATTATCCGGTTTACGTGCTGTTGCTGTGATGTTTATGAATCCTCTGGCGGTACTGCGCGGTGGACTGGCCGCCGCAGGCACGGTGCTGCGAGTACTGGCATCTGGTCCACTGGCGATGCTGCGCGTTGCCCTGTATGCCATATCTGGTCTGTTAGGTGCTCTGCTCAGTCCGATAGGTCTTGTGGTTACTGCACTGGCGGGCGTGGCGCTGGTTGTCTGGAAATACTGGCAACCCATCACCGCATTTCTCGGTGGCGTGGTGGAAGGATTCAAAGCGGCGGCAGGTCCCATCAGTGCAGCGTTCGAACCGCTTAAGCCCGTGTTCCAGTGGATTGGCGACAAAGTGCAGGCGCTGTGGGGCTGGTTTACTGATCTGCTGACGCCCGTTAAGTCGACCTCTGCCGAACTGCAGAGCGCAGCGGCAATGGGGCGGCGATTCGGGGAGGCACTGGCGGAAGGGCTGAATATGGTCATGCATCCGCTGGACTCCCTGAAATCCGGCGTTTCCTGGTTGCTGGAGAAGCTCGGCATTGTCAGTAAAGAGGCCGCAAAGGCAAAACTGCCGGAAAGCGTGACGCGTCAGCAACCTGCGACGGTGAATGCAGACGGTAAAGTGATGATGCCATCGGGTGGTTTTCCATCATGGGGATATGGCTTTGCGGGGATGTATGACAGCGGCGGGTATATCCCGCGCGGGCAGTTTGGCATCGTCGGTGAAAACGGGCCGGAAATTGTTAACGGCCCGGCAAATGTGACCAGCCGGAGAAATACAGCTGCACTGGCTGCCGTTGTTGCCGGAATGATGGGCGTTGCTGCCGCGCCAGCAGAGCTTCCACCGTTGCACCCCTTGGCACTTCCCGCGAAAGGTGGAGAAGCAATTGTGAGTCGCGCAGCCACTGTGCCGCTCGTTCAACGGATTGAGGCACCGACGCAGATCATCATTCAGACGCAGCCAGGACAAAGTGCGCAGGATATTGCGCGGGAGGTGGCACGCCAGCTTGATGAACGTGAACGCAGGCTGAAGGCAAAAGCCAGGAGTAACTACAGCGATCAGGGGGGATACGACGCATGATGATGGTGCTGGGATTGTACGTGTTTATGCTGCGCACCGTTCCGTATCAGGAACTGCAGTATCAACGCAGCTGGCGACATGCGGCAAACAGTCGGGTAAACCGACGTCCGTCCACGCAGTTTCTGGGACCGGAAAACGACATGCTGACGCTTTCCGGTGTTCTTATGCCGGAAATAACAGGCGGCAGGCTGTCGTTGCTGGCACTGGAGCAGATGGCAGAACAGGGGAAAGCATGGCCCCTGATTGAAGGCAGCGGCACGATTTACGGCATGTATGTGATTGAGGGACTGAATCAGACTAAAACGGAGTTTTTCCGCGACGGTATGCCGCGCCGGATTGAGTTCACCCTGTCGCTCAAACGAGTGGATGAATCCCTGTCCGATATGTTCGGTGATCTCAGTGCGCAACTGAATAATCTGCAGGACACGGCAACGTCTGCCTTAAGCGATATCAGTAAAACGGTGGGAGGGCTGCTGTCGTGAATTTCAGCTCTGAACTGCTTAACAAAGGCAACAAAACTCCCGCATTCAGCATCAGTATTGAGGGCAGGGATATCACCACTGTGCTGGATAACCGCCTGATGAGTTTGACGCTGACGGATAACCGGGGCTTTGAAGCGGACCAGCTTGATCTGGAGCTGGATGACGCTGACGGAAAAATCGTGCTGCCGCGCCGTGGTGCGGTTATTACGCTGGCGCTGGGCTGGAAGGGGCAGCCGCTTTTCCCGAAAGGGGCATTCACAGTGGACGAGATTGAACACACTGGCGCACCGGACCGCCTGACTATCCGGGCGCGAAGTGCTGATTTTCGGGAAACGCTGAATACCCGCCGTGAAAAATCGTGGCATAAGACCACCGTCGGGGAAGTGGTGAAGGAAATAGCCGCGCGGCACAAGCTGAAGATGGCACTGGGTAAAGACCTGTCGGATAAGCCCGTGGAGCATATAGACCAGACTAATGAGAGTGACGGCAGTTTTCTGATGCGGCTGGCGCGACAGTACGGTGCCATCGCGTCGGTGAAAAATGGCAATCTGTTATTCATCCGGCAGGGGCAGGGCAAAAGCGCCACTGGTAAACCTCTGCCAGTGATCACTATCACACGCAAGGACGGCGACAGTCACCGATTTACCCTGGCAGATCGCGGAGCCTACACGGGCGTAATTGCCAGCTGGTTGCATACCCGCGAACCTGCGAAGAAAGAAAGCACCACGGTGAAGCGTAAGCGCAGAACTAAGAAGCAGAAGAAAGAGCCGGAAGCGAAGCAGGGCGATTACCTGGTGGGTACGGATGAAAACGTGCTGGTACTTAATCGCACTTATGCCAACCGGAGCAACGCTGAACGGGCAGCGAAAATGCAGTGGGAACGCCTGCAACGCGGCGTTGCGTCATTCTCGCTACAACTGGCGGAAGGGCGGGCAGATCTTTACACGGAAATGCCAGTGAAAGTTAGTGGCTTTAAACAACCGATAGATGATGCGGAATGGACCATTACGACTCTGACTCATACCGTCAGCCCGGATAATGGTTTTACGACCAGTATTGAACTCGAAGTGAAGATTGATGATCTTGAAATGGAATAAAGTGTTCTCAATATTGATATTTTGTGTATCATTACAATGATTCTGATAGCAAAGGTAGGGATCTGGATATGATGAATTGTCCAAAGTGTGGTCATGCGGCACACACAAGGAGCAGTTTTCAAGTAACTGAAAGCACCAAAGAGCGTTACTGCCAGTGCCAAAATATTAACTGCGGGAGCACTTTTGTTACCCATGAAACAGTGGTCCGGTTTATTGTGACACCCGCACTGATTGCTACTGCTCCTCCACATCCATTGCCAGGTGGTCAGGGGCATATGAATTTTTGAGAAAGAGAACCTGCTACGGCAGGTTTTTATTCATCTGGGATCTCACCCGTTTCAAGAAAATGTATAAAGCCAGGCTCATCTATGATGATTGTGCCTTTCATCCTGGCTGCCGATACTTTTGATGGGCCTGCATTGTAACCGCAACAGAGCATCTGAAGGCTTTGGGTTACAGAGGTTCTTACCGTTAATCCTTGTTCATTCGCCTTATCAACCAATCTTTCTTTATCTGCTTTCTTAAATCCGGTGAAACACACATCGAATGTATTTTTTTTCGGACCAGACTGCTTAGTGAGGTGTGAGTAGTTTTCGGGGAGGAATGACGCGCATTCCTGAATGGCTTGTTCTGGTGAATCGTACTGTTTAAGAATGCGGTCTTTTCGGAAGGTTTTTATTCGATCGGGGTTCTTACAAATGCCCTGTATATGATTTTCGCTATAACTGATGCTCTGTATTGAGTGAACTCCGATACGACCATTTGCATTGATGTAAACAAAGTGAAGTTCTTCCATGTGAAACCTCTTTGCATGATTTCAAGATGGCGACAGGCAAGATGGACGCAAAAGTCTGTCGCCATTTTGCCGCCACTACCAAAGAAAAAGGGGCTACGCTTTTACGTAACCCCTTGATTTATTTGGTGGAGCTGGCGGGAGTTGAACCCGCGTCCGAAATTCCTACATCCTCGGTACTACATGCTTAGTCAGTCTTTACATTCGCTTGCCAGCTGCGGACGGACACGCCACTAACAAACTAGCCTGATTAAGTTTTAACGCTTCAACCCCAGGCAGGGCTTCCACGCGATCTCTTTTGGGTTTGACCTCTCTTGATCCCCGTCCTAAGAGCGGAGGCTAGGGAGAGAGGGCTCTAAGCAGGTTATTAAGCTGCTAAAGCGTAGTTTTCGTCGTTTGCGACTATTTTTTGCGGCTTTTTACGAGGCCAACCGCCCCTCGGCATGCACCTTGGGTTTCGCAAATCCCGTCGAATCCAGAATCAGCCCCAATGTGTAATGTTAAGTATACCAGATTTTTAAGCGCAATGACTAGCCCCAAAGGCGTTACCATCCGGGAATTAGCGTCTGCATAGTATGATTTTTCTTCGATTAAGCAATGGGATGGCTACATCTGTGTCAGATTTGATAGTCGACAAGATGCTCATTCGCGCCACCTGATAGGGAGGCGCGGTGAGAATTTGATTAGTGCCACTTATGTAGATTTAACGATGGGCGTTCTTCATGATACGAGCTTTATCCACCTGCCATTCGCGCTCTTTGATATCAGAACGTTTATCGTGTTGTTTCTTACCTTTGGCGACGCCGATTTTTACTTTGCACCAGGCATTTTTCCAGTACAGGGAGAGCGCCACTACGGTATAGCCTTCGCGGTTTACGCGACCATAGAGAGAATCCAGTTCACGCTGGTTGAGAAGTAATTTGCGGGTACGAGTTGGATCGCACACTACATGTGTGGAGGCCACAGCCATTGGCGTAATGTTAGCGCCAAACAGGAATGCTTCACTGTCGCGCAGAAGGACATAGCTATCGCTGATATTGGCTTTTCCTGCGCGTAAGGATTTAACTTCCCAGCCTTGCAAGGCAAGCCCCGCTTCAAACTCTTCTTCAATAAAATATTCGTGACGGGCGCGCTTGTTGAGCGCTATGGTCGCTGAACCAGGTTTATGTGCTTTTTTCTTCGTCAT